CCTTGTACATCTGGTGTACCAGCAACCTCATTTACAATATAGTAGTTACCAAGGCTAAGAGATAGCACATCTTGGTTAATTGATTTAGTAAAGATACCTCTTGGAACTTCAACGGTGCTTGTGCCTAATGTCTGTACTCTATAACCATCAACATAGGCAGTGCCTGATGATATAGAATACAAGAAAGTTTCATTGTTTGCAGAAGGAACAACGTTAACAGTAAATGGTGTTACAATAAAATTACCAGCTGTTTCCAATTGTTGAGTAGCAATAGTGTCACCTAATGTGCTTAGCTGTGGAGTGCTCTTGTTTAAGATTACTTGACCAGTTCCTGTATCAAACTTAACAATCACGAGGAAGTTGTTAGGAACAGAAACAGCTGTATTTGATGAATCATAGAATACTGGTCTTGGAACCAACTTCAATCTATATGCACCTGGTGCACTATAGTTAGAACTTCCTTGTGAATTATCAAATAACGATGTATCATCATAAGGAGTAATGATTTCTTCTGATGTATCAAAACCAACAACAATACCATTTTGGTTTGAAACATGCTCGCTGATAATGAAATTGTCTGGCATAGATTCAATAAAGAATCCTTTCTGGTAAATGATACCAGGACCAACATGCATTCCATAACCTGTAGCAAGAGCATTAACAGTAGAGTTAGAAGTAAGTGTATAGATTACACCTAACTTATTAGCTGGGTTCAAAGGACCCTGTTTGCTTTGATTGCCACTATAAACATCAATCTGTTCTGATGTTTGGCTAAATGTAGTAGAGCTATTGTTACCTACGTTTAGATACTGTACATATGCTCTATTAGAATAAGGAGCCTGTGACTGTGCACCATAATATGCTCTGAATACAGAAGCTCTTAAGCCTGATGTATTAGAAACAAGCAAGAATGAATTTGATGCATTGACAATGTTATTAGATGTATCAAAAGCAACGTCAGTATAATTCAAAGTCAATGTGGTGAAATCAAGAGTAGAGCTGTTGCTATCAACAAATTTAATCTGCTGCATATTAGGATACGTTGTGAAGTTACAACCTTCAATAACAGAACCATCCTTGTATATGCTATTACCAAAACTAGAAACTTGATTCTGAAGAATAGTCTGAAGCTGGGTTAACTCTCTCGCCTGGACAGCTGTTCCTGGACGGAAAAGTATTCTATAGTATTGATTATTTGGATCATAATCATCATAGAATGGTGCAACATTAAAATTAGTTGATAACCCAGCCATTTAATTTTCCTATTAAGCTTTAAAGTACAGTTTGATATTCTCAGAAGTCGTAGCATCTCTTGTTATCGGTGCAAAGTTTTTGTAATATAAAACTTCACCAGTATTCACAACAAGATCATTAGTATTTATTGAATTTATATAACATGTATACCCTGTATATGTTCCTGTGATTAACTCACCGACCATAAAGTCACCTGAAACACCAACGACATATACATGCTCACTATCTGGCTGATTAACTACTGTTGCTGTAGCACCACTTACAAAACCTGTAACAACTTCTGATTCTGGAAATACATTTTGCGCAAGACCAGAAACTGTAAACTTTGTCATTTGACTAAAAGTAGCATTTGTAAACAATTGACTATTAGCAGTAGCAATAGGATTGTTTATTAGACTTAACTGTCTGTATGTAATGAAGTTTGGAATAGGATCTGTCTTGAGTATGTTAACTGAAAGACCAGCTACTGAGCAACCTAACTCTGAACTAGGTTTGGAACCATGACCACCTGGTGGAGGTATAATAGCTGTTGCATATGCTTGTGTTGTAACAAAGCTGCTATTTGCAATTATAGATGCTTGTGCTGTAGTATAGTTAATACCTCTACTGACAATTTGGATTGATTGAATTCCAGAAGTATATGTATTAACATATGCAACTGCTCCAGCATTAATACCATCACCAGTGATTTGAACCTGAGGGCTAATCATATAACTGGAAGTAACATCAAGAGCCGGAATAGGATTTTGTGTTTGAACAAACTTACCAACAGAGTTGACAACGTAATTAACAATAGGTGATAAGTAACCAACACCAGTACCTGAAGTAATATACAATGAGGATAGGTTATATATACCAGATTGAGGTGAAGAGTTTGTATTTGAAATTTGAACTATGTTTGTTCCTATCGTCGAGGTAACAAAACCATTAGTTGAGTAATAACCAGAACCATTACCACCATCATTAACAAATATAGTATGGATAGCACCATTCTCTGCATATCTCGATACGTTAACATCAGTAGTCACAGGAATATATGTATCAGTGGTGAACTTCTTACTCTGAGCACTTGTTACTGTGAACAAATACTTCCACACATAGCCATCTGCAGTAGTAAAGTCACCAACTGTAGAACTTGATGTAGGCTCAATAGTTGAAGGAGCATTGTAGTTGTTAAACAAGCACTTGTATACGCGTCCAGAAGAATTAACAACATAAAATTGTTCGTTGTATAGATTAGCATCCATATCACTATAGTAAGTGTATACAGTATTTGAAGACCAAGGATGGTTTGGAGCAAGATGTGCTATATCTGTCGCTTGAACCTTCTTACCTGTTAGGATATTTTCTTGGACATTGTAATATGAACTATGTACGCTGACATCTGTATTTGGGGGAAGGTCATTAGAGTTCCACGGAGAAGGTTGACCAAAACAAACGTAATAGTTAGATGTATTACTAGATACATCTTCAATAAAGTTACCAATCAACTTATTCTTCATGTCTTGGGTAAAGGTACTAAATTGCATTTAAATTTCCAGTTTACGTTTATTATACAGTCTGAACATCGTTTGAGTATTGAATAGATAACACACCGTTTTCATATACACTCAACACATTGTTAACTTCATCTAATGTGATATCATCGGTGTCTATGAATTCAACTTTGCCAAATACTTTGTTGCCAGCAGGATGAACTAATTTTTTTAATACAGTCAAATATTTATCTAAAGCTTTTTCAGTTTGGATTTCATACGAATAAGTTTGATAGTAATAACTATCTTGCATATACTTATCCGAGTTTAAGAACCCATCATCATTATCCCAATAGCCTTGTTCAAACCCTACACCACCAACAACAAGAGATAACTCTGCAAACTTAGTATTATCAGTAACATTGTAAGCTACAATTTGTTCTGCATTAGAATTAAACCCATATCCAGAAGAAAGAACAACAACGTTTGCAACATAACCGTTGCCTGTAGCAGGATTAGCAGTTATAATGGCATTACCACCCCAATAACCTCCATTAGGACCTTGGATGTCATAACCAAATGTAGTTGGCTCAATTATACTTACATCCAATGTACCATTATACATATGATCGCCAGATGTAGCACTACCTATCTTTGCAATGGTACCTACAGTCTCTGTTGCATATTCAAGAGCAGCACTAATGGGACTTGTTTTGCTGGTATAGTTAAGATTGGCACCATAGTCAGAGGCATTGATTGCTATATTGATATTAGGATAGATCTTGTTGAGGTTGTATGTAAATGGCGATGTATTTGACAAAGCTACAATTTTAAAATTAGCACCAGATCCTGATGTAGCTGTACCATAAGAAATATAGATGTTTGAATTTAATGTATATCCATTACCACCATCTACTATTTTAAAATCAATATATCCTTTGAGTTTATTTGGATCTATAAGTTTTGTAACGTAGTATAATCCATCTTCACCTTGTGGTGTAATACCTGTTCCTAAAATATCACCAACTTGATTGTATTCAGTAGAATCTAATACAATAGCATCGTATGGGGAACCAAGAACAAATGGACTGTTAGTAATACTAATACCAGGAGTTGTAACAATCTCGCCTTGTTGAAATGATAACCCACTTGGCCCATGTGACATATCTTCAAGATAGAACAACGATGAAATTCTATTTCCCGAATTGATCTTTACCACATTGGAAATATACGCAGAAGCTCCAGATGAACTACCAGTTACATACTGGTGGATAAAATCAAAATTATTATCTTTCATCTGTACTTCAAGATACTTATTAACAATCCACTTGCCATCAGATGTTTTTAAAATATCTTTTTGAGGAAGGTAGATTGATGCATCGAGATTGTAAAGAATTTTGAATAGCAACTTAATGCTTTCAATAGAGCCCTTGCTTCTATAAAGATCGAGGATATACTTTTCAACTAACTTAGGATCTGCAGCCATATCATATGGCACATTGATCATAAATTCATCCATGAAGTACTTAATGTACTCTCTGGCTGATTGATCTATGTCACTAGTCTCTGCTAGTCTTCTTGCTTTATAAGTAGGACCTTGTTTATCCATCCACTCATAATAAGCTTGAATGAATTGAATAAAGTTGGGACCCTCTTCGTTATAGAAGGCTGGAAACTGCTTTTGAACTAATGGGGCAATATCTTTGAGAGGTGTGTACATTTATTATATTGGGTTTACTAAAATGTTGGTTTTAGAGAAATCTATTGTCAAGTATTTATTAGTCGAAACTGTGATATCAGAGTTCAACAATCTTGCATAGATATCAATCGTATTTGTTGTATAATCCCAAACATTTATAGTAAAGTTCAATTCACCTGTAGTATAGTTTACTGTTCCAATATTGCTCTGAAGAATAACAACTGGGTTGTATATTGTACTGTAGTAAATTCTTAGATTACCTAAGCCATCATCAGAAATAACAGCATTGTTATAAAAGTTATTATTAGAATCTTTGTAAGTAAATGTAGTACTCTTGATTGCTTCTGCTTCACCTGGATTGTATGCGAACTTAATTGTTCTATCAATAGGATTACCAAATGTGAAGTTGTAAATTGTAGAAAGGTCCTTTACAGGAGCAATTTTGTAGATTGCTTTTACTGATGTCTGATTGCTTATGATAGCACTATCAGACTGGTCAATATATGAAGACAACTTGGACAAACGAAGACTGTCACCAAAACTAGATAAGTGGTCTGCAGAGAATTTTTTTATTTGATTGAGTACTTCAGATTGTATCTGGCCTTGGTTATTGGTAGTTGCTGAAGGATCATAATTGATCTCACAATTTACTTGAACGTAAATGATTACAGGATCCTTAATTACAGCCTGCACAGTAATAGTCTTAGAGCTCAAGTACTTAATGATATCAGCTTTAATATCATCAGGAACAATTGGGTTTGTACCACCCATTATCATTGAAAGCACTACCTTACCATATTCAGGAGGAACTGCATCCTCACCACCATAGGCAATCATAGTAAGAATTTCTGGATAGTTATCTTGAACAAGAGTAACAAAATCTTCAGTTGTTACAGCTCTATTTTGTGTAGCAAAATGACGAGGAGCATAGAATCTAATTGATTCAATATCCTCTGCTGATGAGCCTTGTGAAGCAGGTGAGACTGTAGCAACGGAAACAGTATAACCACCAGGCTGAATAGTATTTGTTGGAGAGAACGAGGTTACAAGATTACCCAATTCACCATGAGTGGATCTATATGTAACTTTAACAATATTACCATTGGATAATGGCTTTCCAAATACACCATCACCAAATAGGATTTCATATTGATTGCTACCATACCCTTGGATAAAATATGCATTAGAGTTAGAATTTAATCCATATAGACTATCAGCAAAAGTGTAATCTACGTTTGCAAAATCTGTGCTTGAGTTGCTAACATTTACAACAATACTATTGATATCAACAGTTTCAGACTTTAGAACATACCCACCAGTTTCACCTGCTGTAAATATTTCATTTACGATCTTACCTTCATAGATATATGTTGGCTGACTTACATAATAACCTTCAGCAGACTTAAACACAACAACATCTTCAGCTGTTGTAAAGTCTATTAATGTGTTGTTAACCACTGCTCTTGAAGAGTAATATTTGGGAATTATAAGAGTCTGAGGACCTCCAATCTGAGGAGCACCAATTGTGAATACAACTTGTGCTTTTGCAGAGGTAGCAGATCTTGGAACATAGTTTAATTCTTTTGCATGTGAAACGACCGAGCTCTTGACCTGAGCGGAGTCAAGAAACATTTCACTACCCACCATATTAAGGTAGTATGCATTCATGTAAGAGTTATAAGAAAGAATATCCAATAACGCATTGAGGTTTGAACCTTCAAAGTTATAATCTGTAAACTGAGGTTGCGCTTGCAAGAATGTTTTTAAATTATTCTTGAGTCCATCAAAACTTAATTCTGAAACATCTAGAAAACTTGGAGTGGTCATCTTATCTTACTCTTCGAAGGATTACATTGAACGTAATAGGATTGACATTGTTATTAATAGAAAATACTATTGTTGCGTTATAAGCATTTTGATCTGGAAAAGCATTAACCGTGACAGAGAATAAGTTTGCTCTTGGTTCGTGATTTTCAATAACTTCTCTAATCTTCTGAGTCATGAAGTACTCAGTATCTGGCCCTATGTTTTCAAAAAGACTAGCTCTTATTCCACCACTGAGGTCAGGGTTAAAGAATCTTTCGTATGGATCTGTAAGTAACAAGTTTTGAATTGAATTCTGTACAGCATCGGCGTCAGTTAGCAATATCAAATCACCCTTGATAGGGTGGATGTCAAAATTAGTAGGTAGATCTCTATAATACGATTTTACAATTGCCATCTTTTATTTATAGTGACGTTCTACATGTTTGAAGGAATTGTGGGTTAGCTTTTTGAATATCATTAGCAGCAGATGATGCTAATTTCCAACCATCAGTAAAATGATTAGAAGGGAATGGGGTATGTGTCTCACCAACAGAAACAGCACTAAATGCTAACATGAAAGGAATGGCATGGTCGGATCTTCTTGGTTCAATAGAAGAAGTAGGACTAACATTCATTACGTTAGCAAGATTAGAAGTGATTGTAGCAATTTCTTGGCCATAATGGTTTGAAGGATCTGGTATATCAGAAGAACCTGTAATCATACTAGAAACTAAAGAAGCAACAGACATAGCACTACCCATAGATGCAAAGTTTTGCATGTTGAAGCTAACAACACCATTGCCACCCTTTGGACTTCCAAATGCTGCAACTCGTTTACAAAATGTTTGATCTGTGGAAGGTAGCGATACAGGAGCTTCACCAAAGAAACTTTTTCCTTGGAAAGAAGGAGGAGTTAGCATAGGATTGTTAGCAATTTGCGATGTCTTTAATCTCTGACCTAATAATACTTCAGACATAAAGCCACCAATTGCACTACCACCAGAACCACCCAGCAACATACTAGCTACAACGCCACCCAAAGCTCCAAAAGAACTTAAAGCACCACCAAGTGGTGCGCCATTCAATAAGCTATTGATAGCTTGAGGACCTAATGATGATGACATTGCTTGAAGATCTGAAGCAGGATTAAGTACTGAATTAATCTCTGAAGGAGAAAGTGTTGTTTCACCACCTGCCAATGCAGAAAAAGCACCAACAGAGCTTGCAATTGCACTATCTGAATATGATGGTGTTTGTGATAGAATACCAGGTGAGTTGCCTGTGAAGTTAGCTGTAGCAGAAAGCACCTGCATTCCAATAGCACCTAATGCTGCTGCTTGGCTAGCTTGATAAACTATTTGGCCTGTGCTTGATTGAGTATAATCTTCAATATTAGAAACGCTTTGATATTGTGGAGCATATCTATTAGTTACAGCAGAAAGACCATTGGCAAGATAACCAATTTTATAGATGTCTTGAATACCAGTAATTCCTCTGACATTTCTAACATACCTTTCATCACCCAACTCATCAACACCTGTGACAGCTGCAACATATGAAAGATCTGATACGCTAGTCATAGCAGCAAGAGTATAGAAGAAACCTTCAATAACATCAAAAGGTACAACACCATACGATGCTAATTCGTTACTCTTGTTTAATATTGCTAGCTTTTCTTCTACTGTTAAAATATAATTATCTGGTGTTCTTTGATAGTTGGAAGGAGGTACAGGTGAAGCTTTTAATGATTGACCAACGCCATGAAGTGCAGCAGACATATCGACTGCTTTGTTAAATGCTGTATCAGAATTACTTAAGGCTTGATTACCAAAAGTGCCTGGTTGTGCAATGATACTTTTTTGTATCTTTGCCATTGTATCTTTATTAAGATCTAAGCTAGGACTACCAGCAGAAGGATTGCCTTGACTATCAAATTGTACATTACCCACGGCTACTCTCCCCAGAATTCAATGCTGCAACAGCAAATTTAAGTTGTATTCCATCTACTTTATTGCTGCAATGTTTGTCAGCGCAAGTATATACTTTACCACCACCTTTTTGTCCAACAGGAGCAGCTCTTACGTGGCAATGAATGCCAGGCGAGTCGTTAGCTTCTAAGAACACTTGATCGTATGGTAAGTTATCTCTTACGAAAGCAGCAATTTCTGCAGTCAGGGCAACATCATTCTTGTTTGCAGCTCTAAGATCAACGGCATCACCAATAACGTGGTTGACTGATGTTCCTGCTCTCCACCACGAAGTTACTTGGACTCTCGAACCATACTTTTCAACAAGAGGATCGAGAATGTTCCATGCTGTATGCATTGCAGCTTTGATTACAGCTTGCTGTTTGTTTTCTGGACATGATTTAATATTTTGGACAACATTCATATGTCCTATTGTAAAGTGCTTAGATAGTTTGGCATTTGCATTGTATACTGATGTAGGAACAGGAAGAGGGTTCTGTTCTGCTACACCATTAGAAGTTGCTCCTGCTGGCTTATCATAAGTTGTCGTAGCAGGAGGATCTGCTTGAATACCAGTATCCTTAGGTTCTGGAACAATACCTGACCCCGTATTAGGAGTTGCTGCTGCTTCTGCTTTTGGGTTAGGATGTTGATTCTCATTTTGAAATCTAGAGAAGTCTTCTTTAGACATTCTTTTCGTATTCATTGGGAAATCAGGAGCAACTCTTATTGTTGTAATACTATCAATAATCGTATTTGCTGGAGCATATTGTGCAAGAGGTGCTGTGGCAGCTGCATCAACAGAATCCACACTTGGTGAACCACTTGTCTGAATAACTGTATCAGATCCATTGATTGAGATCTCACCAGATGCCCAAATACCCATTCCTGCAGAACCATTTAATGAAAGGTCACCAGTAGAAGATGCTTTGGTTGTTCCAGATGACTTTGTTTCAAAGTTTGCTGCACTCTGAAGTGTCATGTTGCCTGTTGAAGTAACAGTAATTGTATCTTTTGTGTCTATGCTAATTAATGCTTTTGCAATTGCCTTTAAGGTTTTCTGAGTGTTTAAAGAAAGAGCACCATCAGATCTTGTTGTAAGATCACCTTGCGTATCAAAGATTAGATTACCATTAACCTGTGTCTGCATATTACCTGCAACAGTGGTTCTATTATCTCCAGCAACAGTAGTACTTAAATGTTTTACAACCTCTACAATCTTACCACCGTCAACAACTTCTTCTACGTTGCCTTTAACTATAGAAGACATATTACCATCAACATGGAAGTTTAAATCACCACCGATATTGAAATCAAGATCACCTGCAGATTCAATTGTTATTCTTCCATTACCTTTCAATATCAAATGACCTGCAGCAAATACAGTAGCATCACCACGAGGAGCTATCATACCAACACCCTTCTTACCAGAAGAGATCATATGAATTGATCCATCAACGTCAATCATAATAGTTGCACCAGAATGATGTTGAAGCGTGATTGTATCAGCACCAAAAGTATTATCTACTATTATTTTATTACCTGTGGCAGATATAAATCCTTGGACGTCCGTTGGACCTCCTATACCACCCATAGTGCCTGCGCCAGGACCTGTGTGAGTAATCTGTTGATCGCTACCGTGACCAGGCTTATCCTTTACAGAAACATCATAATAAGGAGAATGGTTACCACCACCAGTAATTGATTGTGGTGCTTGGCTTCTTGAGGCACCATCTCTTGATGGATTGGTAAATTGTTTTACTCTGGAAGGATCATTAGTAAATCTACTAGTTGTCATGTCATCTAACCATTAATTTTGAAAGTGTGAATATACTGCAAACAAACCAACTGCAATCCAAAAGTATTTACTGCTAAGAATAGCACCCCAGAACTGTGCCTCTGCTTTTGTCATTTTGCGAGGTCTTTTTGTTTTTTGACTTGTGCCTATGGAGCGAGTTGTTCTTTGTGTCCACCCACCACTAGTTCTTGTAGTGGTAATTTTTGGAGCTTTACCTGTTGTATATGAGGTTGTAGTTCTATAACCGTTGCCACCCGTACTATTAGAAGAAGTTATTTTACCATTGCTATTTCTAGTAACAGTTGATCTGTATCCTCCACCATAATTAGTCGTTGTTCGTTTAAACCAGTTGTTGCTCATATTTATCCACAGTAATTAGAATATAACGCTGTTAATGATTGTTGTAACTTATCACTGTTGCTTGTGATAGTTGCTGAATCTGTATAAATTGCAAGATCCTTCATTATTCTATATAGTGTTACTTTTTGAGGTTCTGTAATATAGAAATTTGAAGCTAGTCTATTTGGATTAGAACCATTGACAAACTTATCAATACCACCTATAACAGTAACAGTAGCACTTGCATCACTAGAAGGAGCTGATTGATAAACTTGTCCATCAATGTCGATTATAAAACTAGAGGATGCATAATCGTTCATGTTGATAGGTTGATCTTTCAAAGTATTTGAAAAATTAAATGTAATACTTTTTGAATAAGAAACAGCTTCTGGAGCAACTACATTCATGTTGATGGTGTCCCTGAGCTACCAGTGTATGACATTGAAGACAATACACTTCTAGCTTTTGTTAGTTTATTAATATAAATTGGATTGGTTCTATCAGCAGATCCATGCTTGTATGAAGCATCTCTCTCGTATCCTATTATTGCAGCAACTGCATCCTGGATAGTAGTTTGTGTCAATAGATTGTTAAATGCATGCTTTTCTGAACTATTAAATTCATTCCAAACAAAGTCTAATTGCTTTTCTAATGGTGGAAGACCAGGAGGCTTTGCTACTGCAGAATAACCACAGAACTTAAACATTGGTGTGGCTCTATCATATTTGCCTGTACGCCATTGCGCAATACCAAATGAAGCTTCACCCAAGTCATTGCCATTGTATGCTTGTGGATTAATGTTATCGCCAGACTCAACCATGAAGTTACCAATGATTGCTGCAACAATACATTTTCTATCACCTGAAACACTACCTTGTGAAGTAATTTTTTCCCAGAAGTAGTTGTATGCTTTTGTGCGATTATCACTTCCAGTCAACTGTGTAGTCGTTGTAGTTTCTGGAGAAGTAGTTTGTGTTTGGTTTTCTGCAGGATTAGATGTTGAGGTTGAGAGGTCACTTGATTGCTGTGGAGTTACAGGAGCACGAGGAGCTGAGTTTGTAGATCCTGGACCACCATTAATAACTCCCAAGACAATTGGTTGTTGTGAGTCTATACCATCAACAAAGAAGCCAACTACCCATGAGCCTGGTGTTAGGTTGTGACTACCCATACCACCAGATGTCTGTCCTGCTGTTGTTGGATATAATACCATTGCCCATGGAAGATCATCATTGGAGATATCTGTTGTATCTTCTGTGTGATGAACACCAAATATTCTTACTTTAACACGAGCCTTATCATCACCAATATCCTTGACGACTCCAACAAACCATCTAAATCTATCACCATAAAAATCTGATTCTAACATATTTTACGTACCACCAACTATCTTGCCTGTCGAAGGATCTAATGTAATACCTGACTTTTGTGCAGCTGCTACAGTGTATAGAGAGCTGGTGAACAACGAAGTCATGTAGCCATCTTTATATATTCTTAAAGAAGTAGCAGCTCTGCCACCATTAGCAATAACGTGTTTAACTTCTGAAACGATAAACAAACCACTTAGGTATTTGTCTGTCTGTACGTTGTTAAAACCTTGTGTCTCTGGAAGGTCACAATATATGATATCACCAGCATTTAATTCTATATTTGCAGGGATGGTGATTGTTAAGTCAATTTGATTCAACGCATACAAGTATTTAGTAGCGTTACCAAACTTCAATCTATATTCTGGTTGCGATCTATTCTCTGTGTCAAAGTCTTCATAGTTGTTAATGATATATCTTATTCTGTTTGAGTACTCTGTTCCGACAACTTCATTTTTAACATAATCAATGTACTTTGCTGTATTCAGTGGATGTGGTTCAAGAGCAATGTCTTGAGTAGTTTGGTCTGACTTTAGCTCCGTAGGAGTACTATTATATGCCTTTTGAAGCATACTAATTTCAAACAACTCATTTTGATAGTAACCACCTGCAATCTTTTCAATAGAAGAAAGTCTCTTGTTGTTCACAATGTTTGAAATCAATCTCAAGTCTTGGTTGGGATCTATACCATCACTGACGTTATCAGAAATGTATCTATAAGAAGATTTCTTTAAGGCTTCTCTTTTAGTCAAAGCCTCTTCTATTAACTTTTGAATTGTAACAAAGTTAAACCCGTTGTTGTTTTCAAAGAATAGGTAAAGAAAGTGCTTATCGCTTTCAGAAGCAACAGCGTGTTTGGCTAACCATTGAATCCCTTGGAAAGGTCTAAGATTAGGAACAATCATACTTCTAACTTTAATAGACTCTTCTACATTAAATTCTTTATTAATATAATCTTTGCCATATAGCTTTTGTGTATCTTCTTGGATATAAGTTTGGTATAGTTGCTTAGCCATATTTTCAATATTATCACTATAGTGCTTTGCAACATACTTTCTTGTATTTTGCAAGAACTCTACGCTAGCCAAATCAAGTGTATACATCAACGAACGAGCACGATCCCCTACAGCAACGTTTCTTACACCCTTAATGATGAACTGCAACTGCTTAACATTGGTTGTAGAGTTAGGTTGCCCAAATGTAAGAGTTGCTGTTTGTTGATATTGAATAACAACAAGTTCTTCACCAGTCAATGGAAAGTTAAAGAATAAACCAATACCATCATTTACTAACAATTCAGCTTTGATAGTAGGTTCGAACATCGATTGGAATACTAGTAATTCAACAAACTGCGATTTGATAGACTGCTTATCAGTTCCATCAAACTTTTGAATAAAGATATCGACAATGCTAAGTTCTAAAGGATTTAAATTAGCCATTTACAAACAATGTATTAAATTGTTGCACGAAGTCTGCAACGTATATTGGACGAAGAAGGTTAATATTTCTCTTTGCTTCATTCTTCTCATTCTCATCATCCCAAATGCTCTTGGCAACCCAACCTGACTTCTCTTCTGCACTCAACGAATCATAAGTCTCTGGTGACATGGTATAATTGAAACCATTGATATATTCCTGTGAGTCACTATCCAATCCCTTATAATAGTAATAAGCAATAGAAGAAGGGATCAAAGTTGATGTTAATTTATATGCAGGGGTATTGTACTTATCTTCGAGATAAGCAGTAAAATCAGAAGGTGACATTACCCAATCGTAGTAGGGATCAATGATGTTATTTGCAAGATAAATTACCCAATCAAGAGAAGAATCACTATATTGATTGTATGCAATCACATCAGCTCTTTCACCTTCCAACACAGTATAGCTATAGAACTTCGTATAGTCAGAAAGATAGTCATTAATTAATACAGCACGTGCTAAAATAAAATTAGCTTTTACGTTGTTGTATTTAATATAAGGATAATAATTGAAAATTGATGACATTTAATTTAACTCGAACCTGAAGTTGTGAAATCATCTCTGGTGAGAATATCAATTTCTTGAAACGACATTGAAAGGTCTATAGAAATAGGATTACCATCTCTATAGAAAGAAATGCCACCACCCGAAGCATTATTTACTTTCATGGATGTGATGAAAGAGTCTCTAACTTTAGGTAGAGTAGAATTGTTTACTGCACCAACTTGGAAATCAACGGTAGCAAGATATGGATACTCTAAAGCAAATCCTGATCCTGTAATTTGAGGATGCATGTACATCTTTACTGTTTTAATTATTTGATTAATAGTTTGAGCTTCTTCTTGACTCGTAGCTGATAGCTTCCAATCAAATTGAAAATGTCTTAACTGTACGCCATCAAACACTGTTGTCAAGTGAGGGTTTCTGACAACACCTGCTTGAGATGATATATACTTAGCAACACCTGTATCTGATATGCCTGGTACTAAAGCTGCCATTTGCAATGCAGTTAAATTCATCTGCTTTGTTATGTCCATACCAGCTTTAAATGTCTTATTAATCATTTCACCTGTAGTTGCACCAGCTGCCATCTGATCTGAGATAGCTTTCAATGATGCTGCTGCACCTGGAATTAAACCCATGCTAGTTGAACTGACGGACATATTGTAGTCATCCAACAATTGAGTAGGCAAAGGTAATCTTATTACTTTTTGAGTGGTTAAGTTACTGGCAGATCCTGGGCTATTGCGACTGTATTTTCTCAGAGAAACTCTAGAATAATACAATGGCACTTCTGCAGGGTAAGCAAATAAGAATTGATCTTTGGTATCAGGCATTGGGACTCCCTATAAATACTTATATATTTATACGAAAAAAATAAGATGGCATATAGAGGCAAGTTCAAACCACACAATCCCCAGAAGTATGTAGGTAATGTTGAGAACATAACCTATAGAAGTCTTTGGGAATTGAGATTCATGAGACATTTGGATTCACATCCTCAGGTGCTTCAATGGGCATCTGAAGAATTGGTGATTCCTTATTATAGTCCTGTAGATAAAAAGATGCATCGTTACTTTCCAGACTTTTGGGTGAAGGCAATGACTGCAGAAAACAAAATAAATACTATGGTAATAGAGATCAAACCTGCAATTCAAACTGTGCAACCAGTAAAAAAACAAAAGACCACAAGAAGATACATTGGTGAGTTAAAGACATACGGTGTTAATACTGCTAAGTGGGAAGCTGCTGTCAAATACTGCACAGAAAAGAACTGGGAGTTTAAAGTGCTAACAGAACGCGAATTAGGTTTAGGAAAGTTTTAATAAATGCCAATATTTCTCGATGCTCTTGAAAAAGGTAGAACTACACGCATTTATTCCAAACAGGATAGACTTGCAACTGATTGGTTGCGTGATAAGGCTCAAGAAGTTAAGCACGTCAATCCAAATTCATTCATTAAAGCACATACAGATTTAAATAGAGCTAAGATTAGACCAGGATCACTTTACCTTTTCAATTATGATCCAAAGACAAAAGAAGATCTTCCTTACTACGATAGATTCCCTATTGTATTTCCTTTTAAAGGTGATACAGAAGGATTCTTAGGGATGAATCTACATTACCTCCCTCCTGTGTATAGAGCAAAGTTAATGGATGCTCTCTATCCTTTGGTAACAAATCAAAAATATGATGATACGACTCGCATCAAAGCATCATATGCTTTACTTAATTCTTCTTCCAAATATAAATATTTTGTCCCTTGTATAAAGAGATATTTGTACAGTCACGTGAGAAGTAAGTTTCTTCTAGTACCTGCAAATGAGTGGGATACTGCAATGTTTCTTCCACTTCAGAGATTTGTTAAAAAAGGTGACAACTATGTTTATTCAGAGTCAAGAAAGATAATAAATGGCCTTTAACATTACCGAACTACAAGGTGCAATTAACGCACATGGTGGGCTTTCTAAGGCTTCGAAGTTTTATGTTAATATAACACCTCCTTCATCATTGAGTGGTTTAATTGACCAAAGCTTCTGGATGCTTTGCGAATCAGCAATGCTTCCTGGTCTTTCTATTCAGGCTGATGATTTTAAGCAGTGGGGTTATGGTGGTTCTGAAAAGAGACCACATGCAATGAACTTTCAAGAATTACAAGTTAACTTCTTTAGTGATGTAGATGGTGCTGTATTCAAGTTCTTCCATCAATGGTTTCAAACTATATACAACTTCGACAACTCAACTAATCCTAATGGTGAAGTAAACGGTCTTATGATTAACAATTGGGCATACCCAAATGAATATCAGGGAACAGTAGAAATCATTCATATGGATGGGTTTAGTGATGGATACAATAGCACGACACCTGCATCAGATGAAGAAAACACTGTAATTAAATATACACTAAACAAAGCATTTCCTATATCGATGACAGACATCCAAGTTGATTGGAGCATGGCTGATCAGTTGGTAAGAATACCTGTAACATTTGCATATAAAAATTGGTCTGCTACTACAATGGCTGCAAGTGATGTTACTGCAAGATCTCAATCTAGAATGAATTCAATATCAACTACACAAACTAGAGTTGACCAAGAAATTCAAGACGTCACCTCTCAGGTGATTACAAACGGTTCACAAAACAACCTTAATTATTAATGAAACTATAAGGATCCTATATTATGGCATTACCAAAAATTAAACACCCTACTTACCCAGTAACAATTCCTTCTTCTAAGAAGAAGATTACTTTAAGACCATTTACGGTTCAAGAAGAAAAGCTATTGTTTATGGCTAAGTCTTCTGAAGCCTCTGATGATATTCTTTCTGCAGTTAAACAAATTATTCAAAATTGTATTACTGAGAAGGTAGATGTTGATAAACTTGCTACGTTTGACATTGAGTATTTGTTTATTAAGTTAAGATCAAAATCAGTTGGTGAAGTTGTTGATCTTGAATACAACGATCCTGATACCAAGGAAACTATCAAGTTTCAAGTTAACTTGGATGATATTGAGATTAAGAACCATCCTGACCATTCTAACAAGATTATCGTTCAGGGTGACATTGGTATGGTAATGAGATATCCAACGTTGGAAGAGATCAAATCTATTGATAGAAACAAAGGTGATGATACGAATGCAATCTTTGATGTGTTGTATGCGTGTATCGAAAAGATCTTTGATGATGACAAAGTCTATACTGATTTTTCGAGAGAAGAGTTGCTAGATTTTATCAACACTCTACCAATGGACTCCATGGAGAAGGTAAAAACCTTCTTCAATACCATGCCATCCGTAGAACACACTGTGAAGCTAAAGAATAAGCAAGGTGATACAAGAGAAGTTGTGCTAAAAGGAATTAATAGTTTTTTTACGTAATGACCGGATATAGTAATATCTCGGTCTATTATCAAACTCTTTTTTCTTTGGTACAACATCATAAATATTCTTTGACAGAAGTATATAATATGTACCCCTACGAGAGAGACTTATTTGTGGAACTATTGACACAATATCTGAAACAAGTAGAAGAAGAAAACAAGAAGAGACAAAATGGCTAGTATTAGTTCTATCACATCGAAGTTGGCCAAAGGTACTGCTAAGGCAGCTTACAACGTAGCTGGCAGTGTTTTGCAAGCAGGTGCACTTGGAATAGAGAGTGAGCTAGGGCTACATGGCTTTGGTATTGTACAAGGCGTACAGGGTGCTTTCAGCGGAGGTGGCAGTAAAGGTGGTGGAAGACCTACAGCAGGAGGCACAGTTCCTGCTGGTCCAAGTAGTAATATGGAAGGATTGCTGAACCAGTTAATTACAGTAAGCAATGCTATTCTTGAAGCTACAAAAGACAATGCTACTGCAATTAGTGATGTATCGGAAGCTATTAATAAACAAACAGCATTCCTCGGTGGGGATCTTAGACAGATAGAAGATACATTAAAGCAGATAGCAGCTTCTATTGGTGGTATGGGCGGCGGTGGCGGTGGCGGTGATGAAGGTGAGAAAGAACAACCAGGATGGTTGACTGCACTTGAAACAATTGGTCTTGGTTTAGCTGCATCTCTTGGTGCCATTGTAGGTTTCCTAAAAGGTTACCTTAGACCACTAGAAGAATTTGGAATACTTTTGGGTAAAGCATTTTCATCTTTGTTTGAAAAGCTAGGTGTTGTTTTTGAGGATGCAGTGAAGATGTTTAAATCATTCTTCTCTGGTGAAGGAGCAGCTGGTGAAATAGGTAAAGTGTTCACAGCTATTGGTGATGCGTTTACAGAATTCTTAAAGCCCATTGAAGAAGCATTGCAGCCTGTTGCTGAGATATTCTCAAAAGTATTTAAGTGGATTAGTGAAGTCGTAGGAACTGCAGGTGAATGGCTTGGCGCAGTAGGAAAGATGATGCCTTTCCTTGAGGATATGGTTAAAGTATTTTCGCTTGCATTAAAGTGGCTTGAACCTATTGGTTGGATAGTGATGGGTATCCAAGCTGCATACGAAGGTATCACTGGTGCTATCGAGGGTTATAAGCAAGGTGGTATATGGGGTGCAATCAAAGGTGCATTGGAAGGATTGTTTGATGCGTTGATTGGTGGACCATTAGATATCATAAAAGATCTTATATCTTGGGTCTCGGAAAAATTAGGATTTAAAGAATTCTCTAAAATATTAGATTCATTTAGTTTCAGTGATCTATACAAGAAGCTCCTTGACACAGTAGGAGATGTTGTATCAGGTACTGTTGACTATATGATAAAATTCTTCAAAGCAATACCAGGTGTTATTGCAGGTGTGTTTAGTTCTGTATGGGATTTCGTTAAAGCAATTCCAGGAAAAGCACTTGGCTACATTGGTGATGCAATTGGAGCAGTATCCAGCACTGTAAAGGGTTGGTGGGATAAGATGGTTGGTGGCTCAGGCTACAACCAAGGCCTCGATGCTAAAGAAGGTGAAGCATTACCTACTGTCAACGTACAAAGTAATAGATCACTTCAAGAATCAAAGAACGAACAAAACCAAGTATCGTCAGTATCAGATCAAGGGACAATTGTTCAAAAAAGTACGTTTGGCAGCACTGCTGCTGGTGCATTGCTTACTGCCAAAGGTAAAGAGTCTGGTAGTTTCAATGCTGCAGAAGTTAAAACTTCTAACATGCAAACAGAAGACAATAGAGCAAATCCAACAACTACAACCATGACTGACTTCACTGGTCGTCGTATATCTGGTGGGTTATTTGGCTCTGACACTTATGAAATTTATAAAGGTGGGCAAAAGATTGAAATGGGCAAGAAAGATTACTTTGCCGTTCAAGATCTTGTTGCTGCTGGTAATATTAAACAAGCAGCAGATATGGTTGATCAAATTCAAGCAGCTAATGCTAGAAAAGCAGCTAACCAAGGTTCAGTTGAGTTTGATGCTGCAGGCAATCCTGTGAGTGCAATGACACCACAGAATGTTAACTTTGCTGGTGTTCCTAATGCAACACCTCCTACGTTTAACCAACAATCAGCTCAGATGGCTGTATCTAATGGTGCTGCTGCTTCTGCTGCACCAGTTGTTGTGGTCAACAATTCTAGTGGTATTGGTCAACAAGCTGCACCTGCTGCTTCACCTCCACCTAGAACTTCAGGGGCAGTTTCCACTGCCCCTGCTTCTTCACATATTGATCGCGCATTGTATGGCGATACTTTTGGTGCTGGTGTATTTTAATCCGTAGCCAGCTTCTTAAAGAAGCTGAGATCATCATCGTCATCTGCATCCCAAGGTGCAGTTGACTTAGGTGCTTCCTTTGCAGCAGCAGCCTTCTGAGGAACTGGGAAAGCTTCATCTTCATCTACTTCACGACGTGAAGAGGTTGGAGTGAAGTCACCAGCAACACCAATTGCCTTTTCAAAACGAGTCTTCAACTCTTCATAAGACTTGAAGTGCTTAGGATCAACAAGTTCCTGAAGTGAGTGTTCAGAAGACCAAATCTTCTTCAACTCTGCATCATCTTCAGAGATAGCTTCTGGTGCATCAAACTCAGACTTGTCATAGTTACGATATCCATCGAGCTGACGAATCTTGAACTTGAAGTTAGCACCTTCCCAAAGATCAAAAGGATTAATTGCCTTCTCACCAGGAAACTGTGGATGCATTGCTTCGTTAATCTTGTCGAAGATCTTCTTGCCGTACTTGAACAAGAATACCTGACCTTCGTTTTGAGGACGATTAGGATCCTTAACAACCAAGATATTTGAGTAGTAAGAGAGACGGCGCTTCTGTTCACGAACAATCTTCTTGTTTGACTCAATACCAGAGTTCCACAACTTGGAGTTGTATTCGGAAACTGGATCTGGTTGATTAAGAGTAGTCAAGCTCTTTTCAATATACCATCCACCAGTACCCTTGAACCCATGATCCCAAATACGTACGAATGGAACATCTTCACCTGCAGGAGCAGGAAGAAAACGAATAACTGCATATCCGTTGCCTGCCTTATCAACATCAGGCTTCCAGAAGCGGTCATCATCAGTATTGCTTTGAGGGGTTGTTGGCTGATTGAGCTTGTTCAACTCAGTGGTAAGTTTATCAAAAGAAGACTTACGGTTTTGCTTAAGAGCATCGAAATTGGTAGTCATGTGTGTTCTCCGTTATATGACGTTGTATGTTTATATGCGATGTATAGCATCAAGTGATGCTGCACAGTTATTTATCAAGAATTTGGAATGCCTCTTCCATTTCCTCATTACTTATTATAGCAAGTGTTAAGTAATTTTGCAACTGCTGTTTGATTAGTTTCTTGTGCCAACCTTCATTATATAACATGTGTGTAATGTATTCATTCAAGGTTTCAAACTTAATGCCACATTCTGTGCAAGGAATAATGTTCATTGGCTAAACTTGTTCTTAAGAATGTGGCAATACTTATCCTTCTCGTAAGAAAGAAATGGATAGAGCTTCTTACAGTTCAATGCAATCTGAGGCCAGAGTACAGGATCTGTAATTCTCTTATTCCAGGAACCAAAGAATCTCACGCAGTCATTCATAATAATAAATGATTCTTTGGTTATCTTTTTTCTCGTCAGAAGCTTCAACAAGAACGGATAGTCACCATTTGGTACTTCAAAGTTCTTATCAAAGTCTTCCAACAAGTTATCAATGTCATTCTCAAACGTATATGTTAAAGATTGTCTACGTCTAAGAAATTCATTATACTTCATTTCCCTATCTAAATTAAACATATCAGCAACGTACAGCTTGGAGTTTTCTGATAAGTTAGCAACAAGGAATGTTAATGGATCCTCATGTTTAGACAATTTATGAAACATATACTTGTCTTTACGAGTGTCAAAAGTATTCTGTGATACTCTTGTCTTTCCATGGTACTTAAAGTAATCATACGACTCTGTTGTGAAATGATTCTTTATTGCCGTGTATAGTTGAAAGGCTTCAAATGCATTCATATTGGTAGTCTGGCTGACTTCTTCATGAGGTTAAGGTTTTCTGCTTCTGATTGAATCTTGGCCTTAAGAATACTGTTCTGTTTGACCAACGAAGCAGCAGTTTCTACTTCAATGTTATTGACTTCACAATAATACAACACTGCATCAAAGAATTCAATGTTTTTCGTAACTACTAATTTTTCAATTTCTTTTACGAAATCTGATGAGGACTTGATGTTCTTTAATTTCATTTTATTTCCTGAAATAGTGGAGGGAACGCATTCCCTCCACCCAATTAATTATAAATTACTTGGAATCTACAAAACTCTTTAAGGTATTAGCTAGTGAAATAATATCTTCTTGAGAAGGATATTTGAGTTTATTAATTAACTCACGGCGCTCTTTAGATTGCTCTAGAGTTGATTCACGAATACGTTCTAGTTCTGAATAATAAGAACCTGATAATTGAGATTGTGCAAAATCTAAAAGGTTCATTCGTAGTTCAAAAGGTGTCTTTGTCATTTTAGTCTCCTATGTGTGTTTGTGT